CGGTTCTTTACATTGTAAGGTGTAATTAACGAAGTGTTAATCTCATCTACCTTCAGACCTATCACAGTCAGCTATCTATATTTACATGTAGACAGTGAAGTTAGAAATAAACGAGAAAACTTCCTCCGAAAACTTACAAATCCCCTCACACCTGGAATGGTTACACTAGCCTTGAGCAAAGCTCGGCATCATACTGTGTATCAACTAGATCAAACGACGTGGTCTTTAAACCCGTTCAGAATGAACAAACGTCAACACACTTCTGACTAACAGAGGCATCCATATTGTGAGAGAAATAGGGTCAAGGAATGATTCTTTATTAACAACAGGAACTTCAACTAAGACGCTCGTCCGGTTCTTCACCGGAGCTAAGGTTGCTCCTAATCAAGTTGTTCTATTCTAATCACCCCTATTTTCCGCTGGCTTGAAGCCACCTATTTCCTATCGCAGGAACATTACTGCGCCAATCACTCGATTTTCAGTCACCGAGATCCTGGATTTTTAATCTGTGCGATTTACTGTATATTACAGAGTATTGGAAAACTTTCTCCAACTTGTTGCGTGGTAATCTCTTCGTCGAGTGCAGGATCGTATTGATGAAGGTCACTTTCCATAAGGACAGACCATAGATCACGATTCCATTTAACAGCACTATTAAAGGCCTGATAGCCTTCGAAGCAGTCACCAGCCTCAGCATAGAGGTCATCACGCTCATGTGAAAATAATGTTTCGATTGTTGCGTATTTATACACCTTCCGAAAGGTCTCGTTAAGGTCCATGGATAATCCATGACCGATATAACGACCTCTGAGGTAACCACAATCGAACAAAACATCTTCATCCGAAATCCTGTTTAAAACAAGGTTATGCATCTTCCACACTGAATCGTGTGGGATGTTTTTCGGTCGCAGATCTAAATCAGACCAGTGTATTTTAATCCATGTTATGGCCCTTCTTTCCTGAAGAGAATACACCTTTTGGTTATGATGAGCAAATCCCATACCACCCGCCCACGAAGGGACGTACCATGGTATATTACGGTATTTGCGATCTGTCAGTTTTTCAAAATGTTTTTTCACAAAATTCTTTGCGACGACGTCCCATAGTTCATCGGGACAAGTTCTCTTAAGTTCTTGTTGCAATACACCTAGTTGGAACACATCAACTGTTTGTTCGTCACTTTCTTGATCCTTTTCGGACTGAGACCTCTTATATCCATAGAGGAGACCAAGATTGACATACTTCCTTTCAACCCAACGGTACCTGCTCTTTTCAAAGACCAAACCGAAGTTCAGACTTAATGAGTCGGACGTTTTAAGTACCAGTTTATCAGGATAGTAATCATACAAAACAGAATTAATCACTGCAAAACGATTGGAGTAATAGGTCTTGCCAACCGAGGTTTCTAAGCCTCCGAAAGCCGTTATTCTTTCCCACACCTGTGGTAGAAAGAACCTATTTCCTTTCAGGACACAATCATCGCCATTCACACGAAGAGGAATTCCCTTAGGGGAATCCACAACAAGGTATGTGGTCTTATTACTCTCTTCGAGAGCCCACCGGCACATAGCAGCATTTGCTATGCAGAGTACAGGAAATGAGGTTATTGAACCCATCAATTGTCCTTCTCTTTGTGGAAAAGCACATACACCTAAGACATGTTTGTCTTTATTGTGTGTACATGGTGATTTTCGATCTCCAGACTGCTCATCTCGTGCATTACATGCATCACAGATATCATGGCAGCATTCGTCTTTTGCAACAAATATGTGTCTAGTCAAAGACCGTATCAACATTTCTTCAAGGGATTCAGGAAAGAAACCATTCCTTCGTAGAATACTCGCGAGTTTCCTAGCGATGCACTCCGTCACCCAATTGTGTAGGTTATCTGTGGACGACTTATAGTCTCCGGATACGATCACGTCTTTACGTGGATCACACCGACCTAAACATTGTGTAATTATCTCTTCAGTAACCGGCTCCCCAATCAATTGGAAAGTCTTATGACTCTTCAAAGTCTTCCACATAAATTTCTGGAGAGGCTTTAGAGCGGTATAGAGAAACGGAGGGCCCTTCGAGATAACTCGTATTTTAAGGGCCTCTGCAAGACCTAACGGCTCCACATATGGAATTTCCGTTAGACCTCTCTTGTAGATCTGCCAATATAGCTTTCGCCATCTAGCTTCAAATCGTTTGACATTTACATGACATCCGATCATGGTGACATAGTCATCAGGGTTTTCATTAAATGCATTATCAAGAAGTTGTTGTTCTTCCCTTCCCAAAGGTCCACACACACGTGTAACCTCGTGATTCACTTCAAAAGTACCATACTTGAATTCGAGGAGCTCCTCACGGAGCGTTCCTTCCAAGAACTCATCGTAGATGGCACCAACCGCACCTAGTCCACTCCTCGTCCTGTTATAGTTCGAAGAAGTTGATGGAAAATGAGGCTCAGTAAGATCTTCGATCGTAAACTGAGTTTCTCCAAACAGCTCTTCAACAGTTCTTGTGAGTTGAGCTTCCATGGTGATTTGGTCCAAAGCAAACCAACCCGTTGCACTCTCTACAAGAGACAACGGTGGGAGGGGGCCTGGTCGTGTGGTTAACTTTTCCAAAGTTTTGCATTCTGCAGCTTTGATTAGTGTTTTCCCGGCACGTGGCATTCCCTTCTTTGACATGAGGATGGAGTAAGATAAACTCTCTCGTTGAGGTTTACTTAGAAACTTCTCTCTCCTCGCATAAACACCCTTGATGATCCAACCTGGTTTATCGCAGATATCCAGCCCTTTAGGGGCTTCTGGGATAGGTTGTCCATGATCGAACGCGAACTTGGCCGAAATCTTATATTTCATATACTGGATCCATGATCCGGGGCCCTGCGCTGAACAATAGTCAAGGATTCTCTGTATCGCCTTTTGAACAGCTCGGATATAAATATCCTGTTTTGAGCTACTCTTAGGTTTTATGCCGTATAGCTTGTAAACTTCAAGCACGACCAAAATTGCATTGATACAGTTCGCACACTCGTCTTCTCCAATTAGTGGTAGATATCTCCTTTTCAAAGAGACTATCATTAAATTAAATTGTTTTGGATAAGATTCGAGTCTAGGTTCTAGGGCCCTAGCACCCTTTACCTCCCACAGATGTGAGATGGTCTCAACATTACGAACGTGCGTTTCGCATGTGAGTGATGATGACACTGATCGTTCACCATCGGCCAGATTAAGTTCTTTTTTTTGGCCCTTGGAGTGGCTTTCAGTAACCAACTCCTGAATAGTTTTCTGCTTGTTTTCTTTTGAGAGCATAG